ATATGAACGTAGAAGAGTTTAAAGAATTTATAAAGATAAATCCTCTTGATGAGGAGAATCCTTATAACACAAGTTTTTTTTCAGGAAGATTAGAGTATTCTCCGGGTGAGCACTCTGTAGGAACATTCGGATATAGACAGGCTATGGATCGTATTCAATATATGATTGAGATTTGGCATAGTCAGATTTGCAGTCATCCTTCGTTTAAAAATCCTGATCCTGATATGAATGAAATAAGAGACAAAGCTGCTCACACAGCAGTAAGTTTGTTTGACCTGTTTAATACTCTTTACGAAAAAGAATTGCTTCAACGCTCTAATAATAAAGTACAGTAATGTCTATTGCAGAAGCATCTGCTGATCAGATTCAAGCAAGAGATGCAATGTTTGAGCTTGTCGTAGGCAATGCTCGTAATGACTTTCTTACTTTTGTTCGGCTTGTCGCACCACAGTTAATAGCTGACTTTAAAATGGGTCGGCACATTGAAGTAATCTGTAAAAAGCTTCAACAGGTAGAAGAAGGATCAGTTAAAAGACTGATGGTGTTTCTACCGCCGCGTTCCAGTAAGTCTGTTATTTGTTCTAAGCTTTTTCCTGCATGGTACATAGGCAGACATTCTAGTCATGAAATCCTTTCAGTCTCTCATTCTGACCAGCTTGCTAGTGATTTTGGCCGTTCTGTTCGAGATGTTGTTAATTCTGAAATATTTAAACTAATCTTTCCAGAGGTTACGCTACGCTCTGATGTACGTGCTGCAGGTAAGTGGCAGACAAATCAGAACGGTGTGTATGTAGCAGCGGGTGTAAGAACACAAATTGCTGGACGTGGCGCACACGTTGCACTTCTTGATGATGTTATGTCGGAAGAAGATGCATTTAGTGAGGCAGGTCGTAGATATATCAAAGAGTGGTATCCTGCAGGTCTACGTACTCGCTTGATGCCCAATGGTGCTGTAGTTATTATTAATACTCGTTATCATGAAGATGATATATGTGGTTGGCTTTTGGCTGCAGAAGAAAAAGCAGATAATGATAGTAATATTGATCCGTGGGAAGTTATCAAGATACCAGCATGGTTGGACGAAACTGCAGCACAGATTTTGAATCTTCCAGTAGGCTCATCTTACTTTCCAGAGTGGAAACCTGATAACATATTAAAAGCAGATGAAGCAGAAATAAAAAGACATAATGGTTCTCGTTATTGGGAATCATTGTACATGCAGAATCCAGTTCCGGCTGAAGGCGGAATCATGAAGCGTGAATGGTTTCGCAGTTGGAATGAAGAGTCACCTCCACACTGTGACTTTATTGTTCAAACTTTTGACACAGCCTTTTCTACAAAAACAACGGCTGACTACTCTGTGATGCAGACATGGGGAATATTTGAAACACTGGAGACAGACAGTCGTGGTGTAGAAATGTGGGTTCCACATATTATTCTTCTTGGTAATGTACGAGATAGATTTGAGTATCCAGAGCTACGTGCTCGTGCTCAAGATGAATATGATAAACATCAGCCAGATGTTATCATGATAGAAAAGAAAGCTAGTGGTCAATCTCTGATACAGGATTTACGCAGAGCAGGTCTTCCTGTTTTGGAATATACACCAGACCGTGATAAAGTAAGTAGAGCAAATGCGATAACTCCTTTTCTTGAGGCAGGTCGCGTTTGGCTACCACTTATGAAAAGCTGGTCTATGACTTTACTAGAAGAAGCTTCCAGTTTTCCACACAGCCGCCATGATGATCAGGTTGATGCCATGGTTATGGCTGTGCTATATATGAGGGATAGTTGGAAAGTAGAACACCCAAATGATCCTGACTTTGAAGAAGATGAAGATGTATATCGATCTCCAAAAAAAGGATATTGGAGTTTTGCGAGTTCTAACTAATTAAATAAAGGAAATATATTATGGCTGATATGCGAGAAATGTTTAGCTCCGGTAATGCTATGACTGCTGAAGAAGAGCGTCGGTTTACGGAGCGTCAGGCAAAAGAAGGCAATGAGATGCTTCAGCTTGAGCGTAATATTAAAAAGCTCAAGAAGGGCAAAGGTAAAAAGAAAAAAGAAGATACCGATGATATTGGTATGGCTTACGGTGGTGCTGCTAAACGTATGAAGATGCAGTATGCTGGTGGTGGTTCTGTTATGAACTACAAAGAAGGCGGTGCAATGTGTGGTCGTCCCACAGGACAGGGCTACGGTAAAGCTCGTAAAGGATAATAATTATGGGTCTTAAAAAAACAGATTTTATGGGAGCAATTCCAGCGATTGCAGGTAGACTTCCCGATGATATGAAAGGCTTTGCTGTAGGAATGCTTCCCGGCATGATCTATAAAGGAATGCAAGGCGACAAAGATAAAGAAAAAGAAATAGCAGAATTAGAAAAAGAACTTGATGCTATGTCAAAAAATACGGGAACTGCTGGTGCTCGTATGGCTGCAGGTGGTAAAGTTCCTATGGGCTACGGTAAAGCTCGTTATAGTAAAAAGTAGAAAGAAATAAAATGGCTGTAGAACGCAATCCATTTGAAGTTCTTCCCGGTGGCCTAGATGATAGTATTAGCGATGATGGCGCTGATCTTGAAATAGACATTGAGATAGAAGACGGTGAGCTAGAAGGCATAGAGTTAAGTGAGGATATGGCCGCACTTGCTCTTGTTGAAGAAGATCACTATGCCAACCTTGCAGAATATCTTGATGATGATGATCTGAAAGAAATTGGTAGTATGGTTTGCGAACAGTTTGAAGCAGATCGTGATTCTCGTGCAGAGTGGGAAAGTACTTTTGAACGTGGATTCGATCTGCTTGGTTTGAAACTGCAGGAAACTACTGAACCTTTTGAAGGCGCTTGCACTGCAGTTTCTCCGCTGATTATTGAGTCAGCAATCAAGTTTCAAAGTAAAGCATCTATTGAACTGTTTCCTTCGGGTGGCCCAGTACGAACACAGATAGTTGGCTCTGCTGATCCTGAAAAGGAAGCACAGGCAACTCGTGTACAACAGTTCATGAACTACCAGCTTACGGATCAGATCAGCGAGTACTTTGATGAATTTGAACGTATGTTGTTTCACCTACCGCTTGTAGGTTCTGCATTTAAAAAGATTTACTACGATCCAAGCATAGAACGTCCCTGTTCTGAGTTTGTTCCCGTAGACCAGTTTTACGTGTCTTATCATGCTCCCGATTTGAAAAGGGCAGATCGTTACACACATGTAATTTATAGATCACCCAACGAACTGCGAAAAGAAATTTCGGTGGGCATGTATCGAGACATTGATCTTCCTCAAGCTTCAGCACCTGATCCGTCTATGCTTGGTCAGAAGATCGATTCACTGATGGGTCTTGCACCTTCTCAAGATTATGATCAGCAGTATGTTGTTCTTGAACAGCATTGCTATCTTGATCTTCCAGAACCGTTCAACGATCCTGATGGCGTAGCGTATCCTTATATTGTCACTGTAGAAGAGAGTAGCGGACAAGTTCTAGCTATACGACGTAATTTTAATAAAGATGATGTAAGGCGCGAACGTGAAATTTATTTCGCGCATTATAAGTTTGTTCCGGGTTTTGGATTTTATGGCCTTGGCCTTATTCATCTACTGGGCAATCTTACAATGTCTGCAACGGCTGCGCTTCGTAGTCTTGTAGATGCGGGTCAGTTCTCTAATCTTCCCGGTGGATTCAAAGCTCGTGGCGTTCGTATTGTAGGCGGCAACGATCCTATTTCTCCCGGTGAGTTTCGTGAAGTCGAAGCTACAGGCATGGACTTACAAAAGTCTATTGTGCCTTTGCCTTACAAAGAACCATCTCAGGTTCTCTTTCAGATGTTGGGATTTCTTACATCTTCAGGTCAAAAGTTTGCAGACACAACTGATCAGATTGTTGCTGATGCCACGAACTACGGTCCAGTAGGAACTACTATGGCGCTGCTAGAGGCAGGTGCCAAGTTCTTTAGTGCTGTACACAAAAGGCTACATCATAGCCAGCGTGAAGAGTTTAGTATTCTTTCACGTTTAAACTTTGAGTTCTTACCTGATGTATACCCATATCAAATTCCTAATATTGATTCCAGCATTTTTAAGTCTGATTTTGATGGCAGGGTTGATGTTATTCCTGTTTCTGATCCTAACATTCCCTCCGCTGCTCATCGTTTGGCTATGGCACAGATGGTGCTTCAGTTATCAAGCCAAGCGCCGTCAGGAATGTACGACTTACGACAGGTGCATTTAGGTATTCTATCTGCTTCAAATATTCAAAATCCAGAGCGGTACATGCCAGCCCCGGTACAACCGCAGCCAACTGATCCTATTACGGACATTCAGGCGGCATCTCAGGGCAAACCTATTAAAGCATTTCCAGAACAGGATCATGCATCTCACATTGCAGTAAAGTCTTCTTTTATTCAAGACCCAACACTCGGTCAGAATCCGATGATGCAGACTGTTGTTCCTGTATTACAAGCTAACATTCGTGAGCATATGGTTCTTCAATATGCAGAACAAATGGGTGGTCTTGTTAATATGGGTGCAGAACAACTTCAGCAGACTAACACTGAGATTACTCCTGAGATTATGGGTGAGCTTACTACTGCAGCGGCTCAACAGGTTCTACAGGCTAATCAAGGCGGTGCTAATAGTGTTCAAAACCTTGAACAGCAGAGCATTGAACTTGAGCGTATGTCTTTGGATATCAAGCGTGAAGGTATGCAGATTGAAGCTACAAAAGACGCAGCAGAACTTTCTCTTAAAAATCGTGAGCTTGCTATTAAGCAGAAGGAAATTGAGCTACGTGCTGCTTCTAAAATTAGTGATAAAGAAGATAGAGAAGTTGATCGTCGTATTCGTGCTCTCAAAGATGCTGGCAATATGCAGATAAAGAAAGAATCCAGTATTAGAGATCAAGAAACAAAACTAGCTATTGAAGCTGTTCGTGCGATGCTTAAAGAACGTGAGATGTTTATAAAAGAGCGTGAAGCAGAAACTCGAAACATGGCTCAAGGTGGTGCAGTAGATGACTACTCGCAGGGTGTTCGTGAAATCGATACTCTTCTAGGAAGACTGACCTTTGATAGTTCTGAAGAAGCAATGGCTACTTACGAAGAAGACATGGATGCTAGTTCTCCGATTAATATTCCAAGAGCGGATCGTTATCCGGCGGGAGACAGAATTAGAGAGATTGCAGAGCAAACTGGAATACCTGTTACTTCGGTTTTACAAGAGGTACGCAATCAACAGGAAGATAAAGTTGTAGGTGATCAAGCAAAAGAAGTATTATCAGAGCTAGGTGCTTCTGAGTTGCTTCCTGTTATAATGCCTGAATATGCTGAAGATGCTGAAGAAGATTTGCGTATTGCTATTCGTCCAAGTGAAGAGCTTGAAGATACAAAAGTGTCTTTAGGAAAAACAGAAATAATTTCATCAGAAGACGTGGAAAGAAAAATGGATAAAAGTTCTTTAGACCTTGTAAAAGAATTTGAGGGTTTTGAAGAAAAAGCTTATGACGATTCAGTTGGTGTTCGCACTGTAGGTTATGGAACTGCTGCTACATCTGGCCGTGATATTCCAAATGAGATAACTGAAGAAGAAGCTTCTGCTCTTGCTCAAGAAGATTTAGATAGTCTTGACAAACAGCTTAATGATTTGCTTCAAGTAGAAATTACTCCCGGACAGAAAGAGGCTCTTAAATCGTTAGCTTACAATGTAGGCATTGGAGCAGTAGCTCGTAGTCAGGGTTTAAGAAAACTCAATCAAGGTGATGTTGAGGGAGCGGCTGAAGAGTTCTTTGATGAAGACAAAGGATTTGTAAAAGCCGGTGGCAAAAAACTTGCTGGATTGGTTCGACGCCGTGCGGCAGAACGTGATGTGTTCTTTAGTTAAGTAAAGTAAGATGGCTTTAAAAAAATATCAAAAATCTAATAAAGTTGAGTTTAAGAAAATAAAAAAGAAACGAAACACTAATTATAAAAAAATACCTAAGAGACTAAAGAGGCAATCTTTTTTTACTAACGGTGTGAAGAAAATATAAAAATGTTTTCAGAGTTTGATGAAGTTAAAAACATATTTGCTGAAGAACAAGAAAAAATAAAAGAACGACTAGCTTACGGTAATTGCGAAAACTTTGAAGAATATCGTTTTGTAACTGGAATACATGAGGGGTTGACACAAGCAGTTAAATTGTTAGATAATTACATGTCTAATGTTCTAAGTGAAATGAACGAAGACGACGATAACTTTTAAATCTAACGGAGTTACCTGTGACTTTTCAACCTCAAATGGGACGTTCTATTATGAATGATGATTGGATTACTAATTCAGAAATAGAAGACCCTGATATTCTTCCTAATATTCCGGGCTATCATATTTTAATTCGTCCTCTTTCTATTCGTAGTAAAACTAAAGGTGGCATTTTGCTGCCTGATAAATTTAAAGAAGACATGAAGTATCTTACTACTGTTGGTAAAGTAGTTAAAGTAGGAGATACTGCTTATATGGATGTTGAAAAGTTTCCCAAAGGACCGTGGTGTTGTGAGGGTGACTTTGTGTGCTATACTAAACACAGTGGACAGAAATTTGTATATAAGGGTATTAGATATATTCTTTTATATGATGATCAGATTATGATGGGTATTGACGATCCAAGTGACGTTGATCCTATGCACGATCTAACTGTTTAATACTAGCGTTAACGTAGATTTCGCTGCTGCGGGAAAGTAAAAATGTCTGAAAACGAAAACGATTGGAACGAGCTTGACCTTAGTTCTTATGAGAAAGGCCAAGATCAAAGTAAAGTAGATTTTGAACTAGATGAAGATGTAAAGACAGAAGAGCCTGAATCTAAAATAGAGGCTACTGTTGAAACTGAATCTGAACAAAAGGAACTTGATCCTGTTCCTTCTGTAGAGAAAGAAGAAAATACTCTTCCTGAACTAGAAGGCATTGAAACTGATGGAGCGCAGAAGCGTATTCGTCAGCTAGTTAATCAGCGCAAAGAGCGTGATGAAGCTATCAATGCGATGAAAAAAGAATTAGCTGAACTAAAAACTTTTCAACAGAAAGCACAAGAACAGCAGTATTCTAGTCAAGAACAGTTAGTAACAGTAACTGAACAGCAGCTTCAGCAAAAAATTGAAAGTGCTCGTTCTGTTTTCAAACAAGCTTATAATAACGGTGATCAAGATAATCTTCTTAAAGCACAAGAAGAAATTTCAGACGCTCAAGCAGAAATTAAATTACTAAACCAGCGTAAACAGTGGATGGCTGCTCAAGAACAAGAGCGTCTTCAGTCTGTAGAAAATAAAGAGAACAACGCTAGTTATGAAAATTACGATCCTAAAGCAAGAGATTGGGCATCGCGTAATCCTTGGTTTGGGCAAGATCAAACGGCTACTGCAGTAGCTCTAGCTATTGACAGTGAACTAAAACAAAATGGTTATGATCCTTCTTCAGAAGATTATTATCGTGAAGTGGATCGTCGTTTGAAAAGTGAATTACCTCACAAGTTTTCTACTCAGAATAATACTCAGGTAGAAGAGGATGTTGAGGAAGAAGTTTCGTCGTCGGTCAAAACGTCAAGGCCGAAGCAAGTGGTCGCAGGGCAATCGCGCACACCTGCTCCAAAAAAAGTTAAACTCAGTCAAGAAGATGTGCGTTTAGCTAAAAAATGGAATATACCTCTTGAACGATATGCTGCTGAAAAAGCCAAAGCTGATAAAGCAGATGGCGAATATACTGCAGTACTTTAAAGCGCGGAGATAAATTATGACTCAGATTGAACTTGAAAATAAAGTGAACGAAGAAAAAAAGACGTTAAAAAAAACAAAGCGTACTAGTCGAGAACGAACCGTAGTTTCTCGTGAAGCTATGGAAATCTTTGAAAACGATGATTGGCTTGCGATTCCGCAGAATGTCAAGAACGATTTTGAAGAACAAGGCTATGGGTTAATGTGGATACGCATTATGCTCAGAGGTCAGGATGACCATCAGAACATAGGTCGCAAACAGCGTGAAGGCTGGGAATTTGTGATGGCTGATGAATGTCCTGAAATGGCTAGTGGCTTTCGTGTTATGGAGTCAGGATCGTTAGCTGGATGTATTGTTCGTGGTGACGTAGCTCTTGCCAGACAACCTATAGAATATGGTGAGGCTCGTCGCATTGCAATTCGAAAGCGTACATCGCAGTTAGAGGAAGCAGTAAATTCTCGTCTGCGTAATGACCGTCCTGATCGTCGTGCTCCCGTTACCGATTCAAGTAAATCACGAGTTAGCACGGGTCGATCCGCTCGTTTTGATGGTTGATCTATTTTTTAACTCTAATATGTTAGGAGGAAAGTGCTATGGCTCTTTCTAAAGCTCTAAATGGGGCTGTTCCTGCACGTATGCGCGGTAGCTCTCCCAATTCGGGTGGTCAGAATCGATATCGTATTACTAACGGTTTTGGTTCTAGCATCTTTACGGGAGACGTTGTCAAAGTAAGTGCAGGTACTATTCAGCCCATTGCCACGACCACTGATATTGCACAGGGTGTTTTCATGGGTTGTGAGTATGTTGATCCCGTTTCCAAGCGTCCGGTGTACGGTAAGTACTGGCCTGCGTCTACTTCGTCGGCTGATGCTACTCCTTACGCCTTTGTTGTTGATGATCCGTCTGCTATTTATGTTATGCAAGCTGACGCGACTGTCTCACTTGGTGATGTGGAAAGCGCGAACTTTGCGGTTACGCTTGGTTCGGGCAGTACTTTAACTGGTCGTTCGGGCATGGGTATCAAGGTTGCTACCCGTGACACTACTATCGCTCAGATGGTTCGTGTCGTTGGTTCGTATGACATTCCGGGTAATGAGTTAGGTGATGCAAATCCGAAGGTTTTGGTTCGGATCGTGCAGCACATTGACGCTTATCTCTCGGTTAACTAAGGGAAGTAGGAAAAATGGCTATTAATCGCTCAAATATTTCCAAACAGCTTCTTCCCGGCCTTAATGCTATTTTCGGCATTGAGTATAACTCGATTGAAGATGAGCACGCTCCTCTTTATGAGACGGAAAACTCTGATCGGGCGTTTGAAGAAGAAGTCTTGATGACTGCCTTCGGTGAAGCTCCTGTGAAGGCCGAAGGTGCGGCTGTTGAATATGACACGGCTCAAGAAAGCTGGACTTCGCGGTATACGCATGAGACGATTGCTCTTGCGTTTGCTGTCACTGAAGAAGCTATGGAAGACAATCTGTACGACACGTTTGCTAAAATTCGTGCTCGTGCGCTTGCTCGTGCTATGGCTTCTACCAAGCAGGTTAAAGCAGCGAATGTGTTTAATAACGGATTCGATGCTGCCTATTCTGGTGGTGATGGTGTTGCGTTGTTCTCGGATGCTCATCCGACCGTTGGTGGTTCCAATCAGGACAATAACCTGACGGGTGCTGACCTTTCGGAAGCTTCGCTTGAAACGGCAGTTATCACGATTCAGAAGTTGAAAGACGACCGTGATATTCTTATCGGTGCTATGCCGCGTTCGCTGCATGTTCCGCCGGACCTTCAGTTCACGGCAGAGAAAGTTCTCTACTCTGATCTGAGCACTCGGACGGTTACGGAAAGTACGACTGGTGTTACGAACACGAACGACGTTAACGCGATTCGTTCGATGGGTGTGATGCCGGGTGGTTGCTTTGTTAACCATCGCTTTACCGATACGAATGCTTGGTTTGTTAAAACTGACGTTCCAAATGGCACGAAAATGTTTACTCGTGCTCCGCTCTCTACGAAGATGGAACCGGATTTCGATACCGGAAACCTTCGCTTCAAAGCTCGTGAGCGTTACAGCTTCGGCTGGTCAGATTGGCGTAACTGGGTTGGTAATCAGGGTTCTTCCTGATAACTAACGAGTAGTCTAGTCTTAGAGGGGGGCGTTAGCTTTTTGTTGGCGCTCCCCTTTTACTATAAGATAAAAGGAAAAAATTATGTCTACTAATGTTACTGCTATCTATGTGGACTCAACTACAACAGCTACTGATTATCCTACTCGTCTTCGTGGCATTGATTGGTCTAATGCTAGTAATGGCTTTACTGAATTGGTAGTTCGTGATGCTTCTGCAGCCGGTACTGTAATTTACAAAGCCGGTCTTCCTGCTGGTGGTTCTTCAAATGTCTATCTTGAAGAGGCGGGTATACGAGCACCTAATAAAGTTCACGTCTCTGTTGCAACAAGTGTTTATGCTACAATAATAGTAGGTTAAACAAATGCCTTTAGCGAAGGGTAAGTCTAAGAAAACTGTATCCAAAAATATACGTAAACTTAGAAAAGAGGGCCGTCCTCAAAAACAGGCGGTAGCTATTGCTTTGAGTACTGCAGATAAACCTAAAAAGAAATTAGCTAAGAAAAAACCAGTAGTTAAAAAATCTACGGGTGGAGCAACTAAAAAACCAAAGTCTCGTGTAAACGAAGCGGGTAACTATACAAAACCAGAAATGCGAAAGCGCATGTTTAATTCTATTAAAGCAAGTGGAAAGGGCGGAAAGCCGGGACAGTGGAGTGCTCGAAAAGCTCAAATGCTTGCCAAACGTTACAAAGAAGCCGGAGGAGGCTACAAATCATGAAATGTGAATGTAAACTTTGTCCTTTGCACATGATAATTCGTTTATGCAACAAAGTTGTCGAACGTTGCAAAGCAGTGATTAAAGCTATTACTGGAAAGTAAAGTGGCTAAGAAAAAGTCACAGCGCAGTCTAACTGCTTGGACAAAACAGAAGTGGCGTACCAAGTCTGGTAAACCTTCTACTCAAGGTCCAAAAGCAACAGGTGAAAGATACCTTCCAGAAAAAGCAATTAAATCTCTTAGTAGCAAAGAATATGCTTCTACAACTCGTGCAAAACGTAAAGCTACTAAACAGGGAAAACAAGTTTCTAAGCAGCCTAAGAAAATTGCAAAGAAGGTAAGGAAATATAGAAAGGCTAAGTGATGGCTGTACGTAAACGAACAGGCAAAGGCATGAAAGGCATGAGCATTAAGAGTGGTGACAAGCGTCCCACTAAAGCTGGTGCAGGAATGACAAAGAAGGGCGTTGCTAAGTATCGTAGACAGAATCCCGGTTCTAAACTTAAAACAGCCGTAACTGAAAAGAAACCTTCTAAAGCACGAGCAACAAGACGCAAGTCTTATTGTGCAAGATCAGCAGGACAAATGAAAAAGTTTCCTAAAGCTGCTAAAAATCCTAACAGCCGTTTACGTCAAGCACGTAAGCGTTGGAGATGTTAACATGGCGGTTTCTACTACAACAGATTTTAATCTTGATATAGATGAGATTATTCAAGATGCCTTTGAGCATTTAGGTGGTCCTGCTAATACAGGTCAGGACAGCAGAACTGCTCGTCGTTCTTTAAATCTTTTACTTACCGATTGGTCTAATCGCGGCATTCTTCTTTGGAAGACTACTTTTACAAATCAAACTATGGCTAGCGGTACTCCTAGTTATTCTTTGCAAGAAGATGTAGTAGCGGTTACTGAAGCAATCATTCGAAGAGATAATCAAGACATAGAGATGGATCGTATTTCTATGGAAGAATATCTCAAGATACCTGATAAAACAACGACGGGTCGTCCCATACAGTTTGCTACTCATCGTCAACGAGATAATGTTGATATTTATGTGTGGCCTACTCCTGAGAACAGTACAGATATTGTTCGTATGTGGACGGTTAATCGTACAAACGACTTTAATAATTCTTCAGATAATGCGGACGTTCCTTATCGTTTTCTTCCTTGCTTGGTAAGTGGTCTTGCTTATTACCTTTCTTTGAAGCGTCCCGGTATCAGTGCTCAACGCAGCCAGATACTTAAAAATCATTATGAAGAACAACTTTTACAAGCAATGGAAGAAGATAGAGAGCGTGTTTCTTTTAGAGCCGTTCCACGGTTAAGGAGATATTAAATGCCGAAAGCTTGGTTCATTTGTGACCGTAGTGGTTTTCGTTTTCCTTACGAACAGCGTATAATTGAATCTACTGGTTTTGTTGTCGGGCCTACTGAGTCTGACGGAGCATATGATTTAAAAAGTCATCCTCAAAACAAATCTCCAGTTATTAGAAAAGAAATGGTTTTAGAGGACGCACGTCCTGATACTGTCATGGCTACAACAAGCACAACCTCAGATGCTACTTGGACGCCTGACGATACTGTAATTTTGAATCCCTAACGGAGTTAATAAAAATGGCTATTACGTCTGGTATTAATATTGTTTTTAAAAAAGATGTGATGCTGGAACAGCATAATCTTCCTTCGGATACTCTTCGAATTGCTCTTGTGTCTTCAAGCGCAAGTGCTTCGAACGGTGGTCCTGATACGATTGCCAGCATCAGTGGTGAAATTTCTGGAACGAGTGATGGTAGTGGAGCCAGTGGTTATATTACTGGTGGTCTTACTGTTACCGATGTTACTGTTACGAATGTAAGTTCGTCTGGTGTTGTCGATTTTTCTGATGTTAGCTTTACGAGTGTTACCTTTACTGCTCGTGGCGCTATTCTTTACAATGCAACAAACAGTAATAAAGTTATTGCCGTCTATGATTTTGGCGGAGACAAGGCAGTTACTAACGGTACATTCCAGCTAACTATTCCTTCTGCTACGAGTGCAGCGGCTATTGTTCGCCTTAACTAATTAGTAAGGATTAATTGTTATGGCTCTTGTTTTAAAAGATAGAGTAAAAGAAACTACGACTACCACTGGAACCGGAACTCTAACTTTAGCGGGAGCCGTTGAAGGTTTTCAATCTTTTTCTTCTATCGGAGATGGAAATACTACTTTCTATTCAGTAGTGCATCAAGATGCTGCTGTAGGTGAATGGGAAGTAGGAGTAGGTACGTATACAGCAAGCGGAACAACTCTTGCTCGTACTACTGTTTTACAATCATCAAATGGCGGAGCAGCAGTTAACTTTTCTGCTGGTTCTAAAGATGTATTTGTTACTTATCCTTCTGATAAAGCTGTTGCAGTTAGTGGTTCTCCTAACTTTGCAACAGTTTCAGCAACTAGTTTAAATGCAGGTACGTTAACTGTTGGTGGTGAAAACGTAGCTACTTCTTCAACGGTGGCTACGCTTTCTGCAACAATGGCAACTAGCATTGCTAATGTATCTGCAACAATGGCGACTAGCATTTCTAATCATCTTCCTTTGGCTGGTGGAACACTTACAGGAACAGTTAGTGGTACTGATATTTATGTAAGTGCTGTTGCTATTGGAGTAGACAGCCTTTTAGGAAAAGAACTTCATATCGGTAAAGCTGCCGTAGCAGATGTTGTCAGTCTTACAGATGGAACGAGTATTGCAGTAAGTTTTAATGATGGACAAAACTTTGCTGTACAGCTTGCAGGTAATAGGACACTAGAAAGCCCTACTAATTGTGTCGCTGGACAAGTAGGCAGTATTTTTATTATTCAAGATGGTACAGGCAGTAGAACATTGTCTTATGGAGCTAACTGGAAATTTGCTGCAGGAACTGCTCCTACGTTAAGTACAGCGGCTTCTGCTGTTGATAGAGTTGATTATATTGTTTATACTTCAACGGCTGTTCAAGCTATAGCAACATTGGATGTAAAATAAAAATGGTATTTAATAACAATCTTCTTCTAGGTGCAGCAGGTCAAGGCGGTGGCTACGAGATTGACCAGTCGATCCG